ATGTTATCAAACAAAAATCAGAAGTACATATTTGAAAGATTGTTAAAAGGGTATGCGGTTTCGTATCAGCCTTTGGACGAAGACCGTTTTGTGTTTACCGACGGCGTAAGGCTGTTTATTTTCTCAAAAGAACAAATTAAATTCGACATCAGTAAATGCGCGCTTGGCGATAGGCTAAAAGAATTTTTGGACGGAGCGGCAAGCGGAAGAATGTATACACCTTCGGAGGAAATCAGAGTAAACGACAACAAGGGCAAAACATATAGACGGCTTACGCCGGAAGGCGCTTTTGCTTCCTCCGTATGGGTTGAAGATAAATTCATTAAAGATTATAAAGGTTGTACCTTTGTAGGTTGCGGCGGAAAACGCCCGCTTTGCGCTTTGGACGATTACGGCGACTTATTGGCGGCGATTATGCCTTTTGATATAGACGGCAGCACCGCAGAAGACACGGAGGAATAACAATGGCGGGAATTAACGGAAAGATAACAATTTTTAATTTGGAATACCGCCCGTGCATTGTTAAAGGCAGAAAAGCACTTTTTCACCGTTGGGAAGAAAAAGCCGAATTACACATCGGCGGCAGAGCGGTAAGAACAATTGATGTTGATGTTCCTTCGGGGTATTTAAAATCAACGCTTGCAATTATTGAATATGAGGACGGCAATGTAACGGAATGTTATCCGTATGAAGTAAGGTTTTGCGATAATAAATTCGCGGAATATGCTTTCCCGGAGGTGTAACCAATGACAGACAAAGAAGCAAAAGAAGCTTTCAAGGCGCAATCACCTATTATATGTAATGTTGGCACAACGGAAATTGAATATTTGTGTATTTCAGCCCTTATATACCGAATTAAAAACGGCAAATACGCAATAAGCCTTGAACTGCTTGACAAGTCGGAACACTCTGTAACAATTTCAACGCCTTCACGGTGTAAGTTAAAGGAGGAATAAAGAAAATGGAAAAAGTAAATCAATGCGTAACTTGCGGAAAGAACATTCCCGAAGGCGACCAGTTATGCAATGTATGTAAAAGTATAATAACAGAACCGAAAAAGGATATTTCGATAGATGATTTTACAGAAGTCCGCGCGGCAGCGGCTAAAATAAAAAATTACTGCTTATTAAGAATTCACACACATAAAGACGGGTGCGGAAAATGCCCGATAAAAGATATTTGCTATAATGAGCCGTATTTGTGGGAGGTATAAGACTATGCAATATGATTATATAGGACGTTTCCTTTTAGATGAAGCAAACACAACACGGGTTTTATATATTGCCTATCGCGAAAGCGAACACGGAATAATATGCGTTACATTTCCTACACAGCGACAGGCAACAGGCTTCAAAAGTATGTGTGCTACATATTTACGCCGTAATAATATTGAAAACTTTATTGAAGGACGCGACAGCATTAAATTTAAAGGGCGGTGCAAAATCAGCTTCCGCACGGAAAAGTCCGATACAACAAAATATTATAAAGTATTGAAAGGCGGTTTAAAATGAACAACAAACAATTAACGCTCGGAAGTCTATTCGACGGAATAGGCGGCTTCCCTCTTGCGGCGGTTCTTTCGGGCGTAACGCCTTTGTGGGCGGCATAAATTCAACGATAGTTGCAAAGGGGCCGTCGGCGGTTGCATATAAAATGCTATGTTGTTTAAGGTGGGTAATACGCCGATTAACACCGCTTGAATGTGAACGCTTGCAAGGCTACCCCGATTTTTGGACTTGCCTAAAACAGAAAGAAACGCTTGGCGGCGAAGAATTCGGCTTTTGGCGTAATGTAATGATTACGGATAAGAAAATAAAGGGCAAAAAGTGCAACGAACACCCGACCCCGGCACAGCTTACAAGGTGGTACAACAAATTAGAGTGCGACGGAAGCCGTTATAAGGCTTTGGGAAATAGTCTTGCTATTCCGTGCGCTTTGCGCGTTATCGGTTACATAGCAGACTTTGAAAGAACAACGGAAAGGAATTTTGAAAATGAACAATAATTTTTCTTCATATAATAAAGGCTTTACAGACGGAGCGGCACAGAGAGCGGCAAAAAGCCCCGTACAGCATACCGAAGAAACGGCAATAACTTTCATTATTGAAAAGGACGCAAAGCCGCGCGAACAGCAATTACGCCGCGAAATGAAATTAAGAGCGTTTGCGGGGTGGGCTTTCCTTGCGGGCTTATGTTGGGGACTAACGCCGTATTTCTTTGATATGGCACGCGCTTTCAGACACAGCGACAGCATAGGAAGCGAAATTGTAATACCCCTTATTCCCTTCTTTTGCTTCCTATTACATAAGGTAGAAAACAGAAGAAAAAAATAAACCGCTTCCGAAGCAGCGGAAACGGTTAAACAATAGAAGGCTTTTTGCCGTCGTCTATTTATGTACTTATTATAGCACATCGGCGGCAAAAAGTCAAATCATATATACACAGCCGCGGGCTGTTTTTCGGGCTTGTATTTGATATTATCTTTTCGACCATAAAGAAATACAAAAGAAAAAACCCTCGAAGCCGTACCCATAAAAAATAAAAATAATATTTTTTGTATGTATGGGAAAATGACGGAAGGAAAAGGGGTTAAGCGGCGCGGGTGTGGTAAGAGTGTGTAAACTCGTTAGAGTTTTCCACGCTTTCCACACCCCAAAGCGCAAGGGGAAAGGGAAGGTGTCATTTTCCTTTACTTTTTGCTTCCCTTTCCCCTTGTTTATTTTGAAATTTGACTTTTGAAAGCAAGGTGAACTTATGATACGCGAAAAAAATATAATTTCGGGTGGTATGTATGAAGCGGAGTTTTACCCGATATTCCCGAACGGGCGAAGAATTCCGACAAGCGGAAGAAAAGCAAAGTCGCGTCCTTCATCAAAGGAGCAAGCAAACCTTAACGACAAAAACGCGCGTAAAAAAATTGTTCGCTTGGTAAATGCCAATTTCGGCAAAGGTGATATTGTGGTACACGGGACATACCGCGACGACGAAATGCCTTCAAGCGAAGCAGAGTGCAGAAGGCACATTCAAAACTACATACGCCGCATAAAGCGTTATCGAAAAAAAGAAGGTTTGCCCGAAATGAAATACATATATGTCATTGAAGCGAAGGTAAGCAAAAAGACCGGGTTAATTCGGTATCATTTTCATTTGATAACTAACGCTATGGATAGAGATACGGCGGAAGCGATGTGGCCTTATGGTGATTGGACAAACGCCGACCGTCTGCAACCGAACGAAAAAGGGTGCGAAGCTTTGGCAAAATATCTTGTTAAGAACCCCGAAGGCGGTAAACGTTGGGCGCAAAGTAAAAATCTTAAAAAGCCTAAAACACCGAAGCCGAAGGACGGCAGAATTTCAAGACGCTTTTTATCAAAGCTTGCAACCGAAAGAATAGACGACGCGAAATATTGGGAAAACAGATACAAAGGTTATAGGTTCATAGAAGCGCACGCCGCTTTTAATGAGTATAACGGACATTGGTATTTGTCCGTGATTATGTTTAAGAAAGATACGGAGGTAATAAGAAAATGAAAGTGCATTATTTAAAAACAATTCCGAAATATTTTTGGGAAGCGGCACGCGGCAATAAACCCTTTGAGGTACGCAAGAACGACCGATATTTCAAAGTCGGCGACATTGTACAGCTTGAAGAATGGTTGCCAGAAGAAAAGAAATACACAGGGCGGAGCGTATGCGGTGTAATTACATACATTCTTTCAGATAGGCAATATTGCAAGAAAGGTTTTGTAATTTTGGGTATTCCGCATTATGCAAAAGTGAAAGGCGGTGCAATATGAGTTATACACCATACATTCACGAAAGCGTCGAACAAACTAACCTTTTTCGGTGGGCGGCATACGAACAAGGAAAATACCCCGAATTGAAATTGATGTATCATATCCCGAACGGTGGGAGCAGAAACAGGCTTGAAGCAGCAAACTTGAAAAAACAAGGCGTAAAATCGGGCGTACCCGATATTTGTTTACCCGTTGCACGCGGAGCATATCACGGCTTATACATCGAAATGAAAGCGGGACGCAACAAGGCTTCCGAAAATCAAAAGCAATGGTTAAGCGATTTAAACGAACAAGGGTATTACGCCGTACTTTGCTACGGTTGGAACGCCGCTTCGGAGGTTATAACGAATTATCTTGAAGGGAGGTTTTAAAAATGCGATATATTCCGTACATAATAACGGCTTTTTCTATTGCCGGAACGATTGCAAACAGTTTTCAAAAAAAGTGGTGCTTTTGGCTTTGGATATGCACTAATATTTTTTGGTGCGGTTACAATATTTTGAATAATCAGTACGCGCAATCTTTGCTTTATGCGTTTAATTTTGTGATGTGCATTGTCGGGCTTTGCCAATGGCGGCAAAATGATATAAAAAACACACTTGAAAAACATCGTAACCGCATACAGTGTTATGCGCCGCCGGGTTATATTCAAAAATGTTATGGCAAAAAATATATTACGGATTGCATAAAATGCAAGTATCATAAAATCAACGACGAACAAGAAGTAAATATAAAACAAACATACGACCGCATACGCCGTTGTGATGATTGCCGCTATAAAATATTTTCAGCTATACCCGAATTGCCATTATCTGAACCACAGGCAGAAAAACAGACGGAGCGGCAAGAAGCCGCGAACGAACCCGAAGACCCGTTTACAAGAATGTCAAACGCTGTTTCGGAATTCACATCGGCATTAATTGACGCTATGCAACCGACAATAAAGGCTTTTCAAGAAGCAATTAACAATCTTGCAAAAAACTATTGCGGCGGTGATTATGAATTCTTGAATTGGCAGAGTGAACACGGCGACCCGAAAATTTTACACCGGGCATATAATGCACCGAAATACAGAACACGCAAAAAGAACCTTTCGCGCCTTAAACGTGAATACAGAAAATATATCAAGAAAGGGAGCGGCGGACAATGAAAAAAGATTTTACACGCGACTACGCAACGGAAGCTTTCAGAATGTACGCCGCTATGAATAAGCCTACTTATGACGAAGCCGTCAAAATGATTTATGACAGGGCTTTAAAAGAATGTGAATTCAAAGACCCCGAATTAGCAAACCTTGCGGCAGAAAGTGCAGTAACAAAGGCAACGCCGACGTTGCTTGACATAATGGCGGTTGAAAAAACTATATCCATATTGCACAGCGGAAATAAAGCACATATCGCGAAAGCGGTTTCCGATGTGTACTTCACGCAACCGACGCTTCCGCTTCGCCGCGGTGATATAAGCGCACGCGTGCGGCGACATTCTCTTGAAGCCTTTGCAAGCGAACGCAATATTTATTTATGGCTTAAAGAAGCACGGCTTTTATTTGCAGCATTGCGCGGCTTGCGTATATCAGAAACAGACGAAGCCAAATACAAAGTTTACAGTAGTAAGGTATAACAATGTGATATAATATACACGATGAAAGTATTAAGTCTTACGCCTTCGGGCGTAGGGCTTTTTATTTTGTGGGGTAACACGTTACATAATGCAAGGGGCGGGAGCGGTAACGAATATTAAAGGGACTATGCTATGAAAGACTATGCGAAGAAATTTTATTTGTCGCAAGCTTGGCGTAAGACACGCGACGCATACGCCAAAAGTCAAAACGGCTTATGCGAACGCTGCAAACAAGCGGGCGACATCGTACACCATAAGCAATATATAACACCAAAAAACATAAGCAATCCGCTTATTACTCTTGATTGGGCTAACCTTGAATTACTTTGTCAAGATTGCCACAACAAGGAACATACAAAAAAACAAAATTCGCGTTATGCGATAGATGAATTCGGAAATATACTCCCCCCGGGGTGCGTAAAAAATAAACGCCCACGGGAACCGGTGAAGGGGAGTTAAAAAAAACTCCGCGGGCGCGCACGCGTGAGGGGGGGTAAAAAAGAGGTGAATTTTTCAAATGGCAAATAAAAAAACCGATATTTTGGTTAATGATACCGTGATAAAAAAAGAAAAACGAAAACTTATGAAAATTTTTGACACGGCCGTAAAAGAGGTTGCGGACGACGGCAAAAAGCGTTTTACCGATAAAGGAATTATGCTTGAAGGGCTTATCGACGAAGCCGCTTTTGTGCGTGCTGTTCTGCTTGAAGCAAAAAGGCTTATAAAAGCCGACGGCATAGAAACAACAACGATTAACGGTTCACAAAAATATAAAAATGCAACACCCGCCACAAAGATTTACGCGGAGTATTTGCGAACATATACGCCGCTTGTAAATTCACTGCTTGAACATATCCCCGAAAAGAAAGAAAAGAAGCAAGCAAGGCTTGCGGCGTTGGCTCTTGGCGAATAAAAATTATATTTACGAATATCGCGACGCAATCAAAGCGGGGCGCGTTACCGTTGGGCGTTATATAGAATTGATTTTTGATATTTTAATACGCGGAATTGAAGAAAAAAAGTGGTTTTATAACGATAAAAAAGCACAAAAAGCAATCAAATTCATTGAAAATTTTTGCCACCACTCGGAAGGGCGAAGCGATTTATTAAAGCTTGAATTATGGCAAAAAGCTATTGTTTCGGCGATATTCGGAATTGTAGATGTTGACGGCTTCCGACAATTTCGCGAAGTGTTTATAATCGTTGCCCGCAAGAACGGAAAAACGCTTTTTGCGGCGGCGATAATTGCATATATGGCATATCTTGACGGCGAATACGGCGCGAAAATATATTGCCTTGCGCCGAAGCTTGAACAAGCCGACCTTGTGTATGACGCGTTTTATCAGATTGTGCAAGCGGACGAAGAATTATCCGACCCCGACTTCACAAAAAAACGCCGAAGTGATATATACATACAGCAGCTTAACACTTCGATAAAGCGGCTTGCCTTTAATTCCAAAAAGTCGGACGGCTTCAACCCGCATTTAACAGTATGCGACGAAATGGAAGCTTGGCCGGGTGAACAGGGATTGAAGCAATATGAAGTTATGAAGTCCGCGCTTGGTGCAAGAAAGCAACCGCTTATATTATCGATAGCAACGGCGGGCTATGTAAACGACGGAATATACGACGAACTTATGAAGCGTTCAACGGCATTTTTAAAGGGCGGCGACGAAATGCGCTTACTTCCCTTTTTGTATATTATTGACGATGTGCAGAAGTGGGACGACATAGAAGAATTAAAAAAATCAAACCCGAATTTAGGTGTTTCCGTTTCGGAAGACTTTTACACCGAAGAAATAAAGGTTGCGCGGAATTCTCTTTCAAAAAAAGCGGAATTCTTAACAAAGTATTGCAATATAAAGCAGAATTCTTCTGTTGCGTGGCTTGATTATCAAGACGTTAGCGACATTTCGGGCGAAAAATATTCGCTTGAAGACTTCAAGGGGTGTTATTGTGTCGGAGGTATTGACCTTTCGCAGACAACAGACCTTACGGCGGCTTCAATCGTTATTGAGAAATCAAAGAAGCTGTATGTATTTACACAATTCTTTATGCCGCGGGAGCGGTTCGACAAGGCTTGCGAAGAAGATAATACACCGTATAACATTTACAACAAGCAAGGTATTTTGACATTATCGGGCGACCATTACGTCGATTATAAAGATGTGTTTAATTGGTTTGTTATGCTTATAAAAAAATACAAAATACGGCCGTTGAAGGTTGGTTACGACAGATTTTCGGCGCAGTATTTAATACAAGATATGGCGCAAGCGGGTTTTCACGTTGACGATGTTTTTCAAGGCACGAACCTTTCGCCGCTCTTGAAAGAATTTGAAGGCATTATCAAGGACAAAAAAATCAACATCGGCGAAAATAACTTGTTAAAATCGCACTTGCTGAATGTTGCCGTTCAGATAAACAGCGGCGACGGCAGAATGAAGCCCGTCAAAATTGAACCGCGTATGCGTATAGACGGTTTTGTTTCGGTTATAGACGCTATGACGGTACGAAGCAAGTATTATTCCGAAATCGGAAAACAGCTTGAAAATAACGCGGCGTAAAGGAGGTGAACAGGAAAAATGAAATTACTTTCAAATATGGCGGCTTTTCTTTCGGGCTTAAAACGGCGGCTTTTCCTTTCGGGGCGAAGTGAAAGTGTATATTTCGGCGGACTTCGTGAAAACGAGATTGTCGGAGCGATTGCAAACGCCGTAGCTTCAAATGTTGCGAAGCTTACGCCGCAAGTTATACGCAAAACGGCAGCCGGAACAACAATAAAAAACGATAAGCTTTCGCGGCTTCTTGAAATACGCCCCAATGCTGAAAACTCGACGTATGATTTTTTGTATAAAATGGCTTCGGACTTGATATATACTTCAAACGCTTTCGCCGTTGTATTTTTCAACGACGATTGTTCCGAAATCACATCTATACAGCCTATCACGGTAACAAGCCACAGAATTTTTGAAGTTGACGGTGTTTTATATTTTAAATTTATATGGGAATACGATAAAAAAAGTTATACCGTCCCGTATCAATTTGTTATTCACATTAAAGGCCGGTACAACCGAAAAAGATTTTTGGGAACACCGCCGGACGCTGAATTGCAAAATTCAACGGAACTTTTGAATGTTACATACAGCGGAATAAAAAACGTTATTCGGAATTCTGCTTCCTTGCGCGGTTATTTGAAGTATACCAACTTCATAGACGAAAAAGAATTACGGCAAAAGGTAAGTGAATTTCAATCGGCGTATATGTCGTCGGACAATGAAGGCGGTATTGCGGGACTTGATAATACGATAGATTTTCACGAAATCACGCAGAAGCCCCCTGCTATTCCGATTACGCAAGTAAACTTCTTTCGTGAAAATATTTACCGTTATTATGGTGTAAATGAAAAAATATTAAATTCAACATACACCGAAGCGGAATGGAATTCGTTTTATGAAGGTGTCATCGAACCGATAGCAATTCAACTTTCGCTTGAATTCACATACAAACTATTTACCGAAGGCGAAAGAAGCTTCGGAAACAAGATTGTATTTACAACAAATCGACTTCAATACGCAACCTTGCAGACACGAAACGCAGTCGCAAAAGACCTTTTCGACCGCGGCATAATTTCGATAAACGAATACCGCGAATTTATGTATTTACCGCAAACGGAGGACGGCGACGTGCGAATGATTAGTTTAAATTATGTCAAGGTTGACGAACAAACGGAATACCAAATCGGGAAAGCAAACGGCGACAAGCCGCCCGACGGTAAAGACCCCGACGCAGCGGCCGCCATATCACTTATAAAATCTAAATTGAAAGAAGGTGAAGACACTTGAAAGACAATTTAAAATCATTCTTAACCGTCAAAAATTCGACGCTTCAAACGGCGGACTTGTATTTTTACGGTGAAATCGTTTCCGATTGGTGGGGCGCGTGGGACGATTTAGACCAATATCCCGAAGCGATACGCGATTTTCTGACAGAACACGAAGGGAAAGACTTAAATATTTATGTCAACAGCGGCGGCGGTTCGGTATTTGCCGGACTTGCTATTTACAATATGCTTCTTCGGCATAAAGGAAAAAAGACCGTATATGTTGACGGCATAGCGGCTTCCATAGCTTCGGTAATTGCGCTTGCGGGTGATGAAATTATTATCCCGTCAAATGCTTTTATGATGATACATAAGCCGACATTATCTTGTAGTGGCAACGCTGACGACCTTCGTAAAACAGCGGAAGACCTCGACGCGGTGGAAACGGGTATAATCAATATTTACAAAGCCCACCTTGCCGAAGGTGCGAACATTGAAACGGTAAAAGAATTAGTCGCCGCCGAAACGTGGTTAAACGGCGAAGAAGCAGCAAAATATTTTAATATTACCGTTTCGGAAGCCAAAACATACGCCGCGCAGCTTGCGGGCGATGTTATGAACCAATATCGGAACACCCCGAAAGAGATTATCAAGCCCGCGCAAGCGGTTAATGATAATACAGCCGATAAAACGGCACAAAAAATTAAAAGCCTTGTAATTCAAGGAATATCGAAAGGAGTTTAAAAACTATGACAGTAAAAGAAATGAAAGCCCGCTTGCGTGCAATTAACACAGAAGCGGCAAACACAACCGACACAGAGGTATTAAACAAGCTTCTTGCAGAAGCCGAAGACCTCAACGCAAAAATCGACGAAGCAAAGAACCGCGCAAGATTAAGACAGCTTGCCGGCGGAGCGGCAGAAAGCCCCGAAGGTACAGAAGGCGCAAACGGCGGCGAAGGTGGTTCAGACCCCGAAAACGCAGCAACGAAGCGCGGCAAAACACTTCTTGCGGGTAATAAGGTTTCGCGCGTATTCGCTGTAAAAAATACGCTTTCTTCTTCCTCCGCCGTACTTACACAGCATACGGCAACGGACGTTAAAGAAACATTTAACGAGGTTTCCTCGCTTGTTGACCGTGTAAAGGTTATTCCGCTTCCGGGCGGTGAAAGCTACAAGCGCGGCTTTGTTAAAAGTTACGGCGAAGGCGGCTACACGGCAGAAGGTGCAGACTACACGACCGCAGAACCGACATTCGGTTATGCTTCTATGTCAAAAGCCAAAATCACGGCTTATTGTGAAGAACCCGAAGAAATTAAAAAGCTTGCGCCCGCGGCATACGACAGCATTATTGAAGGTTCAACAGAAATTGCAATCCGTAAAAAGCTTTCAAAGCAAATTCTTGTCGGTGCGGGCGGTGATAATTCCGTAACGGGTATTTTCTTCAATCCGTCAAGCACTTCCGACGACATTATCGACAGAAGTACAGATATTGAACTTTCGGCAATTGACGAAAATACACTTGATACAATTATTTACGGCTTCGGCGGTGAAGAAGATGTCGAAGATGTGGCGGTGCTTATTCTGAACAAAGCCGACTTGAAAGCTTTTGCAACTTGCAGACTTTCCGACGGCAAGAAAGCATACACCGTTGTAAATCACGGAAACACGGGAACAATTGACGGCGTGCCTTATATTATCAATTCCGCTTGTAAGGCTGTATCAAACAGCACTACCACGGCGGGGGCGTACTGTATGGCATACGGCCCGTTGTCAAATTACGAAATGCCCGTATTTTCTGACATTGATATTCAGCATTCGAACGAATACAAATTCAAACAGGGACAAATCGCACATCGCGGCGATGTATTTGTAGGTGGTAACGTAGCAGCACATAACGGCTTCTTGCGTGTAAAAAAAAAACAGTAGCAAGTAATATTTTAACGGTTACATCGGCGGCGGGTTCTGCTTCGGGTAAAACTGCAATTACGGTTTCGGAAACGCTCGGAGCGGGAAACAGCTTTAAATATAAAGTTGCGGCAAACCCGACAATTCCCGCCGTCGGCGATACTTGTTCAGCGGGTTACACTAATTGGAACGGCAGCGACGAAATAACAGCCGAAACAGGCAAAACAATTGTTATTGTTGAGGTTGACGGCGATAATAAAGCCGTTCGCGTCGGAACTGCCGTCGTTACCGCACAGTAAGGGGGCTTTTATATGATTGACGAAGGCTTACTTGCCGCGGCAAAATTGCGCGTGCGGAAAACCCGAAGTAATGTTCTTGATGATGATATACGGCAGCTTGCAGAAGTTGCCGTAACGGACTTGAAACGCATTGGCGTAAATGAAAAATATTTAAGCAAATGCGAAGACCCTTTATTGCGCGAAGCCGTATTGACCTTTGTAAATGCAAACTACGGAAGCAACCCCGACAGCGAAAAGCTGACGCTTTCGTATAATATGCTTTTAACCAAAATCAAAGGCGGAAAATATTTCGATGTTTGACGACGTTGTAATACTTGTTTGCGAACTCGACGAAGAACACACCGAAGAAAAAGAAGTATTCGCGACCGTGGAAAGCGTCGGGCAAAGTGAATTTTTTGCGGCGGCTCAAACGGGGTTAAAGGCTGAATTTAAAATAATTGTGTGGATAGATGATTACGACGGCGAAGCTTGGGTTAAAATTCAAAATCGCAATTATGATATATACCGTACTTATATGCGTAAGGACGGAAAAATCGAATTGTATTGCGGTAAAAAAATAGGTGTTGTTTAATGGGAAATAATATTCAGATTGGCGGGCTTTCCGAAGCGATACAAAAGGAACTTACATTGTATTCAAAAGAAATAACGGACGGTATCAAAAAAGCCGTTGACGATGTTTCGGAAGAATTATTACAGAATACAAGAGCGGACGCGCCGGAAGCAAGCGGAAAGTATAAAAAGGCTATGCGAACAAAAACAATGTACGAAAGTGGTGAAGAAAAGCGCGTGCGTTGGTATGTAGCAAGCCCCCGCCATACTCTTTCCCACCTCTTGGAAAACCCACACCGAACCCGAAACGGCGGCACTACCCGCGCAATTCCGCACATTAAAAAGAATGAGGAAAAAGCAGTAAAGGACTTTCAAGAAAAGGTTGAAGGAGTGATAAAAAACGGTGGAAGTTAATTCTATACTTGAAAAAATCGGCTTGCCGTTTGCATATCGCCGCTTCAAGCCGTACAAAAACAAGCCGCTTCCCGACCCGCCCTATATTGTATGGTATATAGACGATGAACAGCAATTCGGAAGCGACGACAAAAATTTTTTAAACAGGCAAAAAATCACCTTTGAATTTTATTCAAGGGTTAAGGACAGAAAGACGGAACAGGAAATTGAAAGGGCTTTAAATTTTGTGGAATTCGATAAATGGGAGGAATACAAAGAAGCCGAAAAGCTTTATTTTGTTTCGTATGAATTTGAAATTATATCAAAATTGGAGGAATAAAAAATGTCAAAAGGAAAAGAAAAAATCGTGCTTGGCAGCGGACACACCTACATAATGACATATACGGGCGACTTACCCGACATTTCGGACATTGAAAAAGAGGAAAACAGGCTCGGCCGTACTTCGGGCGGTGCTTCTTTGGAATATACGCCGGAAAGTTACACAGCAACAGACGACTTCGGCGTTGTAACCAAAACTATTATTACCAAAGAAGAAGCCTTGCTTAAACTCGGCATTTGTACTTTTAACGGTGATACCCTCGAAAAGCTCGCTTCTACCGCAAGAGTTACAACCGAAGGAAATAAAAGAATTGTTAAAATCGGCGGTATCGGTAACGATAACGGAAAATCGTATGTTATATTGTTTGCACACAAGGACAAAAAGGACGGAAATATTTATATTTTGCTTGTCGGTAAAAATACGGCAGCCCTTACACTTGCTTTTGCGAAGGATAGCGAAACAGTTATAAACCCCGAATTTAAAGCAGAACCACAGGACGACGAAGGAACGCTTATTAAGTACATTGAAGAAATTGTCGGAAGTACGCTTACGGTTACATCGGCGGCGGGTTCGGCTTCGGGTAAAACTGCAATTACGGTTTCGGAAACGCTCGGAGTGGGAAACAGCTTTAAATATAAAGTCGGCGACGGTTTAGTGCCTCCGTCCGTCGGTGATAGCTGCACAACGGGTTATACAGCTTGGAATGGCAGCGACGAAATCACCGCCGCGACGGGAAAAACAATTGTTATTGTTGAGGTTGACAGCGATAATAAAGCCGTTCGCGTCGGTTCTGCTGTCGTTACCGCAAAATAAGGAGGGCTTGCAATGCTTGATTTATCAAAAAAGCAAAAAAAATTCTTTGTTGTTAAGCTGACGAATGGTACAACCTTGAATATACCTTCGCCGAAAAAGCGTATTTTTGAAAAAATGACCGCGATGAATGAAATTTCAATTGATAATTTATCGGCTGAAAGTATAAACAGCGTTTACGAACTTATCGCGGAAATTCTTTCGTCGAACACGCAGAAAAAGAAATATACAGCCGATGAAGTCGGCGAAATGCTCGACTTTGAAGACATAAATATGCTTCTTGACGGCTATATGGCATTTGCGGGTTACATTGTAGACGACCCAAACTAAAAATACCGTATATGCCGGGCAACAACGGCGATACGGTAAGATATTCTATTCGGACGATAGCGGAAAGGCTTGTTTATAAATATTCGGGTCTTTCCTTCGCCGAAATTGAAGAACTACCGATTGACACATATTTTCTATTGCTTCGCGACGCTTTTATATTTGAAAAGAGTAAAACCGAAGAAGGACGCGAATATTTAGAAAATTGTTGGATATTGGAACAGACCGAACCCGACAGAAAGACACTTCGGGAAAAATTCGGGAAAGGAGGTTAAAGCCAAATGGCAACAGGAATAAAAGGTATTACAATAGACATCGGCGGAAATACGGCCCCGTTAAATAAGGCGTTGGCAGATGTAAACAAAACAAGCCGAAATCTGCAAAACGAATTAAAACAAGTTGATAAGCTTTTAAAACTCGACCCGAAAAACACGGAATTATTAGTCCAAAAACAAAAGCTTCTTTCGGAAGCAATCGGAAATACCAAAGAAAAACTTGAAACACTTAAAGAAGCTGAAAAACAAGCGCAACAGCAGTTTCAAAACGGCGAAATTTCCGAAGAACAATACCGCGCGTTGCAACGCGAAATTATTAAAACGGAAGAAGAATTAAAAGCACTTGAAAAGGCAGCGGAGCAATCAAACGGAACGCTTGATAAAGTGGCGGAGGTTGCGGGAAAAGTCGGCGAAAAATCCGAAGAAATCGGAAAGAAAATGCTTCCCGTTTCGGTGGGTATTGCGGCAATCGGCGCGGCTGGCGTTGCTTCCTTCAACGAACTTGACGCGGGCTACGATACTATTGTTACAAAAACAGGCGCAACGGGTGAAGCTTTGGAAGGACTACAAAGCAGTATGAACGCTGTTTTTGGCGAACTTCCTACTACCGCAGAAAATGCGGGAATTGCAATCGGTGAAGTAAATACACGCTTTGGCGCAACGGGTGATACACTCGAAACGCTTTCAAAACAGTTTATCGAATTTGCCGAAATTAACGAAACAGACCTTAATAATTCTATTGGAATGACAAATAAAATTATGAAGGCTTGGAATATAGACGCGGCAAAAACTCCGAACGTACTCGGACTTATAACCGTTAAGGCACAGGAAACGGGAATTTCCGTTGATACGCTGATGAATAGCGTTCTTGAAAACAATTCCGTATTTAAGGAAATGGGCTTAACCTTTGAACAGTCAATCGGGCTTATGGCGGAATTTGAGAAAAACGGCGTTAATTCAACAACAGCACTTGCCGGATTGAAAAAAGCCGTAGTTAATTATGCAAAAGAAGGGCTTTCAATGGAAGAAGGCTTAAAAAAGACCATTGAAAGCATTAAAAACGCAAGCAGCGAAACGGAAGCTTTGACAAAAGCGCAAGAGATATTCGGAACAAAGGGCGCGGCAGAAATGACGAACGCTATTCGCGAAGGGCGTTTAAGCGTTGAAGACCTTTGCGCGTCAATGGAAGAATACGGAACAACCGTTGAAGATACTTTCAACGCCACATTAGACCCGCCCGACAAAGCCGCGGTTGCTTTGAATAATTTAAAAATAGCGGGCGCGAACTTGGGAAATACTATTCTTTCGGCACTTGCCCCGGCTCTTGAAGGCTTGGTTTCAAAAGTCCGTAATTTTGCACAATGGTTTACAAGTCTTGACGATAAAGCAAAACTTACAATTGTTACAATAGGCGGAATTGTAGCGGCAATCGGGCCGGCTCTTATTGCTTTCGGCAAAATGGCAACGGGTATTTCCTCGGCGGTGAAAGCAATTCAGACAATAAAAACAGCGTATGCGGCGGCGAAAGCGGCTATTTCATCATTTAACATCGTGCAGACCGCGCAAGCGGCAATATCAAAAGTTGTTGCGGCGGCGCAATGGTTAGTTAATGCGGCGATGAGTGCTAACCCAATAGGCTTGATTATTATAGCAATAGCGGGACTTGTGGCGGCTTTCGTTCTCTTATGGAATAAATGTGAAGGCTTCCGAAATTTCTTTTTAGGTATGTGGGAAGGTATAAAAACAGCCTTTCAAGCGTTTCTTGACTGGATAAGCCCCGCAATAGAAGCTATAAAGGGATATTTTGAAGGGCTTTGGACGAAGCTTCAAGAAATATGGGCGTACATAATGCAAAGCGTACAGCCGATAAAAGACGCTATTTCGGGCGCATTTTCCGAAGCGTGGGAACTGATAAAAGTTGTATGGGATTTAGTACAACCGTATTTTGCGACGATATGGGAAAATATAAAAGTTGTGTTTTCCGTCGTGAAGGAAGTATTAAGCGGCTTTTTTGAAGCGGCTTGGATAGCAATTCAAGCAGTATGGGACGTTGTTTCTTCCTATTTTGCGGCAGTATGGGACACGATAAAGGCGATATTTTCCGTTGTTGCTACATATTTAGGCGGTATGTTCTCTACGGCGTGGACGGCAATAAAAGCCGTTTGGGACACGGTAACGGGTTACTTTACAGCGGTATGGAACACCATAAAAGGTATATTTGCAGTTGTTAAAGCTGTATTAAGCGGTAATTGGTCGGACGCTTGGGAAGCAATAAAAGGAATAGTCAATACTTGGGCGAATTTCTTTTCGGGTGTATGGAACAGTATAAAAGCTGTTTTTTCTTCCGTTTCCTCTTGGTTCAGCGACACATTTTCCGCGGCGTGGACGGCTGTAAAAAATGTATTTTCGACTTGGGGTTCGTTCTTTTCGGGCTTATGGAACACCATAAAAAACACTTTTTCATCGCTCGGAACAAGTATTGCAAATGCAATCGGCGGAGCGGTAAAAGCGGGGATAAACGGCGTTATTTCGATGATACAAAACACCATAAACGGGGCAATCGGAATTATCAACGGAGCAATTAACCTTATAAATAAAATACCGGGCGTAAGCGTCGGGAAAGTAAGCAAGCTTTCACTTCCACGGCTTGCAAAAGGTACGGTATTAACAAAGGCAACGCCCGTTATTGCGGGTGAAGACGGAGCGGAAGCCATAATGCCGCTTGAAAAACACACGGCTTGGATTGATGTTCTTGCTAACAAATTAACGAAAGCAATGTATAACGGGCAAATGCCGCAGCCAAAAGCCGCGCCCGCGGTAAGTACAAATCTTGGCGGACTTAATTTCACAATTGAAAAATTTGAAAATCACACCGACAAAGACTTACGCGAACTTATGGGCGAAGCTATGGAGGTTGCAGAAGAATATATTAAACGGCGCGGGGGTGCTTTTGCGTGAGAAGTGAAAAAATAAATCAGTTTAAATACAAGGGCATTTCCTCCGCCGATATGGGAATTATTATTACGCAATCCCCGAATATCGGAAGCGCGGAGCGGGACGAAGAATATATAAGCGTACCGGGAAAAAGCGGCGATGTCATAAACGATAACGGACGCTTCAAAAATATAACCGTTTCTTACGATGTAAATTTGCTTTCAGATGAAAGACCGCTTGACCTTATGGCACGAAAAATAAAAGCGTGGTTGCAAGGCGAAACGGGATATTTCAAGCTGACCGACACATACGACCCGAATTATTATCGTATGGCCGCATATAGCGGAAGTATCGATATTGAAGACAAGGTACACAAAATCGGAATAACAACGCTTAATTTTAATTGTAAACCGTTTAAATATCGCATAGACGGCGAAAACGATATTGAAATAACAAAGGCAACAACGCTTTATAACCCCGAAGAATGGGAAAGCTTGCCGTATATAAAAATTATCGGTTCGGGAGCGGTAACGCTTCACATTAACAACAATTCTTTTTATATTTCGGCGATAGATGATTATATAGAAATTAACAGCGAATTGCAATCGGCATACAAGGGCAACACGCTTCAAAATTCAAAAATCAACTTTGCAACCTTCCCCACTCTTTCAGCCGGAACAAATAATGTTTCGTGGGTTGGCAGCGTTTCCAAAATGATTATAAAAGCAAGGTGGTGTTGTATATGATACCGATACTATACGCAAATTCGGAAACGTCTTTTGACAATAACGGTATAGGTTCACTATGCGACGCCACTTCTTGTATTGTTACAGAGGAACGCAACGGAACATACGAAATTGAATTAACATATCCGATAGACGGCGCATTATATGAGTATCTGCAAGAAGATTGTTATATTAAGGCAAAGCCGAACGAAACAGGAAGCCCGCAAATATTTCATATATACGCAAGTACAAAACTGCTTAACGGACTTGTTACATTCTACGGCGAACATATTTCGTATGAATTAACGGGAAATCCTATTGAAAAGGTTGAAATCGTATCAGCGACAGCGGCGCAAGCCTTAAATAAGGTACTATCCGCCGCGCTTGTTCCGCATAATTATACAGGTATAAGCGACATTGCTTCCGTAGGCACGACAAAGCTTTCAATATTAAGCGTTCGGGCGGCACTCGGCGGCGTTGAAGGTTCGCTTCTCGATACATACGGCGGCGAATACGAATTTGACAATTTCACAATAAAGCTTCACAAAAACCGCGGAAGCAACACGGGAATAATAATCGGTTACGGGAAAAACCTTACCGACATAAAACAGGAAAAGAAAATTTCCGAAACATATACCGCGCTTTTTCCGTATGCAAGATACACCCCCGAAAAAGACGAAGACGCGGAGGAAGAACCCGAAGAAGTAACGGTTACACTTTCGGAAAAAATTATATATTCCACACAGGCGGCACGCCCGAAGGTTTTAACAATGGATTTTTCCGACAAGTTTTCCGACGGTGAAGTAATAACCGAAGAAAAGCTACGGAAAAAGGCTACGGCGTGGGCGGCTTCAAGTGGGTATAATAAACCGTCTGTAAGTATAAATGTGTCTTTCGTTCATTTGTGGCAAAGCCCCGAATATGCACAATACGCATTGTTGGAGCGCGTAAGCCTTTGCGATACTATAACGGTTAATTATGAGAAGTTAGGTGTTAAAGCTACTGCAAAGGTTATTAAAACCGTATATGATTGCTTAAAAGAAAGATATACTTCAATCGAATTGGGCGACGCAAAAAGCAATTTTGCAGATACCATAAATCAAACAACAAAGGAAATTGAAACGGTAAAATCGGACATAAAGCAATCGCAGACCGCGACGGCAAAAAAAATAACGGCGGCAATCGAAAGGGCAACCGCACTTATCACCGGGCAAAACGGCGGCTATGTTGTTTTGAACCCTTCCGAAAACCCGCAAGAGATACTTATAATGGACGCGCCTTCAATCGAAACAGCCGTTAAAATATGGCGGTGGAATTCGGGCGGGCTTGGATATTCAAACAAAGGATATAACGGGCCATACACAACCGCAATTACACAGGACGGGGAAATCGTCGCCGATTTTATTACGGCGGGCGAAATTAACGGCGCACTTATAAAAGCCGATACGGTTTCGGCGGCGGCTATTTCTCAAAGCTTTAAAACAGATATTACAAAAGAAATATCCGATAATATAACAGAAGTTACGGCTACAATAACACAATTGTTTGAAGCCGCTGACGGACAGTTAAAAAGCGATATTGAAGCACACATCACAGAAACAACGGAAACACTTCAAACTTCAATCGAACAAAACGCGCAAAATATTACTTTAACGGCAACCGAAATTCGGGACGAAGTTTCAACCATAAAAGAAGGGCTTGAAACGGAAATATCCCAAAATGCAGAAAGTATCACATTAACGGCAACGCAGCTTTCTTCATTAAGTACGGAAATGTACGAACGAACAAAAAAGCTTCGCGAAGACCTTACCACCGCAGAAGGCGAAATAACCACAAATGCCGCCGCGATATTGGACGCAAACACAAAAATACAGCAAAACGCCGAAAATATAACACTTACAGCAAATAATATTCGCGGCGAATTAGTGGAGGTTGAAAACGGTCTGCAAGAGCAGATAACAGCAAATCAATCAGACATTGAAGTGAACGCCGATAACATTAAAATGCGTGTTGCGAAGTCTGTTGAATACAGCACAGCCACACGCGACAGCGATATTCCGACAGCTTCAAATACAACAGCAGCGGAAAAAAAGAAGCTTTACTTTTGCACAACAAACGAAAAATACTATTATTACAATGAACTTTCGGGGGCTTGGATTGAAGTTGGCGACAAATGCGTATATAGTGCATTTATTCAAACCGCGAACGGTTTTGAATTTAGCGACATCGTAAAAATTAACGGTGATTTAATTGTGTCGGGAACGATAAGCGGCGACAGAGTAAAAGGCGGCACGGTTACGGGTTCGACAATTGCCACGGCGGCGAATATGTTTGGCGACGGCGTGCAACTTAACAGCTCAACACAACGACTTGAAATTTGCTACAACGGTTCGGTCGTCGGTGCGTGGGGGCCGACATCACTTCCGGGCGGTAGTGCAATATTCCCCGTGGGCGGCGCAACATTGACTATATCGGGCGTTGCGGCTTCGGGCAAATGGGACTTTTCGGGGTGCGAACAGGTAATCGGGCTTCCTTCAACGGTTGCCGTATTCGGTTAGGAGGTGCAACAATGGCGACTTTTGACGGTGATTTTTACGACTACAACGGCGCATTATTTTGTCACGGTCAAATAAAAGATATGGGGACGGCAGTATGCAGCTATACCATTATGACAATTGACGGGCAATACAAATACAAAGCTTTCATAAAAGATAAAGAGAACTTCCCCGGAATATTTAATGTAAATACATATAATCACGCAATTGATAACGCACCGCAATTTTTAAATTCGGGTACTCATACAGTATATTTACAATTTTACACTTCTTCGGGAAATTGCATAGACGAAGGCTATTTATATGACGGTTCAAGTCGTCTTGATTACCGTATGCACAACACCTTGTATTCTCCGACGCTTTCATATAATGCCGACAACAAAACAATAACCGTAACAAATCAAGGCACGGGGCGTTACTTTTTGGAGGTGCGACGCAGAAATCGGAACAAAGTTAAAACAGAATATACCGAAGTTGAGAAAGACTATTTTTATACTACGCTTATGAGAGGAACAGAAGGCGGCAAATACTACGAAGCAAAGCCGCATACTTCTTTCGTCGAAGAAGGCTACAAAGACGACGACGGTAATTTATACGAACCGATACCGCGTGCGCGTTATCAATGGCGGAACACCCTTCCGACAATAATTCTTTTTGATAGTGCGGCAAATTTTACGGACGCACAAAAAGCCGAATACTATTCGTGGGCTTGTTCGACACTCGACGAATTATCGGAAGTCACGGGAAAAACATTCACAGTAAGAGCGCAAGAAACGCGCGCCGGGAACATTGATTATTCCGCTTGTATGGACAACGATTACAAAAACTATTATTTAAACAACGACAATAGTTACAGAATTATAATTCGCTTCGGGAAAGAAGCAACAATGCACCTTGCCGGAACAAGTGGCGGAAAACCAATTCCCGGAGGTCAAGGACGTTGGGGGAATTATCTTGCATATGACCCGTATATGGGCGTGACAACAAGCCACCCCGCAATAGCTGTTGACGCTTCGCAAGAAAATGAAACAATACAGCACGTTATACACGAAGAAATAATGCAAGGTTTAGGAATGGGAAACGATAGCCATTCGCAAGAAACATCGCTACATTGGGACCCGCACTGGTCTAATCCCGAAAGTTATGTCGGGATAGATAAAAGGATATTAGAACTTGTGTGTTCTGTTGATGTATGCGGTTGGTCAAGTTTTGATTTTTTAAATAAATGGGACACACCTTGTATTTTATATAAAGATTATACGGGTTCTGACTTGGTTTTTGATGTATCAAAGCTGAATGAAAACGAAGAATACTACGCTTGGGCTTGGATAGCAAGAAAAGGCAGCGGCGGCGGTATTGTCGGTGGTTCAGCATTAAACAGGAACGCGGCAAATTTAGGCGGCACAACAACGGTTGCGGACGGTTGGGACGACGACCCGTATTCAATGCGAACGCAAATTTCATTTAATACAAAACCGACATATCCTTACCCCGGTCAATTTAGTTGGACTTATGCGAAAACAAAAGACGGAAGTTTCAATCTTACCGCCGCAGAATGGAACGGACTTCAAGAACACATTAAAAAAATGCTATTGCACAAACTGCAAGAAACAAGCGGCTATGCTCCGAATAATGTTTCAAAAGCTGAAATATTCAGAGCGGCAAAATACAACGAAGCGGCAAACGCCATTAAACAAATATCGGGCTACGGCACATACATTCCGACAGTTTCCGCGGGCGATGAAATCACCGCCGATACAAATTCGTCAAACCCCGTTAAAAACAATATAAATAAAATTATCGATGAGTTGAACGCCATTCCCGCAAATTAAAAGGACGTGAAAAAATGATATACATTGTTAGTAACTCAAAAAATTATAAATGCACAGCCCCGGACGAACACCGAATAAATATTTTTCCACAGGGCCGGCAATGGGTAATTGATTTTACGATATGCGACGCAATAACCGCCGCAGAATTAGACGAACTATTAACCGCAAGTATTCTTACATTCAAATATTACAATGATACAACAGGTGAAGAAGAAAAAACATTACATTTTGAAGGCTACACAGTAATAAATACCGCTTCAATCAAATATGAGCAAGATTTAAGTTGTACCGCCCCGGTACAACTCGGAAAGGAGGTCGAAAACAATGTTTGTGAAATTTAAAAACGGAGCAAAAAAGAAATGCACAAACCCGATTGAACAAAAATTATTCCGAAGCGGAAATGCGGCGGGGTGGTTATGTTCTTTCAGCATTTCCGAAACGGTTACTTCAACGGAATTAGACGAACTTTTAACCGCTGAAAACATTTCAAAATTAACATTTTGCAATGATAATTCAGAAGAAATATTCGCGATTAACGAATACAACAAAGTTACATCGGCGGTTATTCGCTACACCGAAGATAATAGCACCGTAGAAGTACAGTTTTCAAAAGGTTTATAAAAGGAGGTTTCAAGAAATATGGAATGTATCAAAAAAATTAACGTCGAACTTTCGGGCGAAATGCTTTTTGAATACATAACAGCAATTCAAGGCGACACGGCTTCGCGCTATGTCGAAATTGTATTGCTTAACAATAATCAAGCATACACACCGCCCGACGGTGCAACGGCAGTTATCAGAGCAACAAAGCCCGACGGAACAATTATATTAAATAATTGCGAAATTGGCACAAGCGGAACAATAAAAGCAGAATTAACGGCGCAAATGCTCGCAGTATGCGGCAATGTTCGTTGTCAAACCTCGCTTTATTCCTCCGACGGCGGAATATTAACAAGCGTTCCTTTTATAATTAAAGTTGTTTCAAAATCTGCAAATGACGCACAAATCGAAAGCGGAAACGAATTTAACGCAATTAAGGACGCTTCCGACCTTGCAACAGCAGCTTCCGAAATAGCTTCCGAAGCACTCGAAAAGGTGGGCGAAATTGAAGAAAGCGTCGGAGCGGCGACAGCGGCGGCGAATACAGCTACAACGAACGCAAATAACGCCGCCGAAACAGCAAACGCCGCGGCAACGGCGGCTAACGCTTCAAAATCAGCCGCAGACACAGCAACAGCGGCAGCAAATGCAGCCGCCCAAAACGCGACGGAAAAGGCGACCGCCGCCAATGCGGCAGTCGGAACAGCTAACACAGCCGCACAAAATGCAGATACAGCCAAAACAGCCGCGAACACGGCAGCGGCGGCAGCAAATGCGGCAAAAGCGGCGGCAGATACAGCGGCAGAAGGCGCGACCGCGGCGAAAGAAGCCACCGAAGAAGCAATTTCAAACGCTGAAACAGCGACCGCGGCAGCAAATACAGCCGCCACAAATGCAAATACAGCAGCGGCAAACGCTCAAAATGCACTTGCGGAACTTGAAGGCGCGTCGGTTGCCCGATACGGTGTTAAATTCGGCGGAAGTGCAAACAGCGGCGCAACTGTTCAAAGGCTTTATAACGCTTTCGGGCTTACTGCAAATGTAGGCACGGACACAGAAACGGCAACAAATGATTTTGATAATATATACCCGTGGAGCGGAAGAAAGCGTTGTTGCGGATATTGGGACGAAAACGAAAGCTTTGTCGTAAATGCCTACGAAGGCGAACCCGGTTACACTACCGACGGAAGCAACGGCGAAGTATGGGTCGAAACACCATTATTTTATTATAAACACACCTACGGCGACGACGGAAGCGAAGAAATCGTTATCACCTCGCACCCGATAGGCGGCTTTGAACCCTCCCCGATACACATTAACGCCGACGGCAGCTTATCACAAAAGGCATATACCGCCGCTTACCCTATGGCAGTAGTAGACAATAAACCGACATCGCGAAGCGGTGTTTATACGCCTATTATGTCGCTTAATTCGGGTATGACAAACGCCCGTTTAATGGGTGAAAAATACACGACGACCACAACGGCGGAGCAATATGTAAAATGCCTTCTTATGTGGGTTGAATTCGCAACACGCGACATTCAAACAAAAATGAAGGGTTGTTCTTATCTTTCGTATAGCAAAGACCATACGGCAACCGTCGCAGAAGAAGCCGCAAACCGTATTATAATTTCAAAGAATTACGCTTCTTCTTATGTTGTCGGACAGGGTATTGCGATAGGAACAGCCCTCGGAAGTACGAATGTAGCAAATAACAGAACAGTAACAGCGATTGCAGACTACGACGACACAAACACCGCTATTTCATTTGACGGCGACCCCGTAAATATAGCGGTTGGAAATATTGTGTTTGCCATAGCGTGGAAGACGGGTTCTTGCGACAATGTTTTGACTTCCTCCGGCTCGCCCGTTTCAAATACAAGCGGCAAATACACTTGTATATACCGTGGTGAGGAAACGCCGTTCGGTAATGCTTTTGAGTGGATAAGCGATGTTCTTTTCAAAAGAGAGGGCAGCGGAACAACCGAAGACCCGTACAGCTATGATATATATTTTCTGAAAGACCCGACGCAGTATTCAAACGGCACTATTACGAACAACTACACAAAATTAAACTTTAAACTTCCGACGGCTGACGGATATGTTAAAAAGCTTGGTTTTGACAGTCGCTTTCCGTGGCTTCGTATTCCGTGCGAAGCGGGGGCTTCATCATCTACCTATTACGCAGATTATTATTATCGCCCGGCTTACGCAGTAACCGCGGCGTATGTCGGCGGCTATTGGTACGGCGGGAGCAGTTGCGGGCCGTGTTACTGGTATTGCAGCAATGCGCCCTCGAGCACGTTTGTCTATCGCCGCGCGCGTCTTTCTTACCACCGTTAAAATGGGGGTTTGGGGGCGAACAGCCCCCATAAATGGGACTTAACACGCACAACGCGGCGAATGTCGGCGGCAATTGGAACAACGGGAGCAATTGCGGGCCGTGTTACTGGAATTGCAACAATGCGCCCTCGAACACGAATGTCAATCGCCGCGCGCGTCTATCTTAAAATAATTACTATTGCGTGTTATTTTCCTTGCCGCTTGGCAAAAATACATCTCTACGGGCGGGGTTAGTAAATAATTGAAAGCCTTGCAGATATTTAAGAAAGAAGCTGAACCGATGAAAAGAGTTGGAAACATATTTGAAAAAATATGCGACATTGAAAACATATACACAGCAATTAGAAACGCCGCACGCGGCAAGAAGCACCGAAAAACGGTTGCGTATGTTTTGGATAATCAAGAAAAGGCGGCACGCCTTATTCAAGAAATGCTTGTAAACAAAACATATAAACCGAAGCCGTACAGAACATTTGAAATTAAGGACGGGCCGCGGCAGAAAACACGGACGATATTTTGCCCCGCATACTTCCCCGACCAAATTATACATTGGGCGTTAATGCAAATTATAGAACCCGTTTTAATGCGTGGAATGTATGAATTCTGTTGCGGCAGTATTCCAAACCGCGGCGTACATTATGGGAAGCGTTATCTTGAAAAATGGATAAAACGCGACCGAAAGCATACAAAATATTGCTTGAAGCTTGATATTAAGAAATATTATCCGCATATCGACAAAGATGTTTTAAAAAGCAAATTCCAAAAGAAGATTAAAGACGCTTCCGTGCTATGGCTTATTGATTGTATTATTGACAGCCACGCGGAGGGCTTGCCGATTGGTAACTTTACTTCGCAATGGTGGGCGAATTTCTATTTACAAGATTTAGACCACTTCATAAAAGAAGAATTGCATACAAAATATTACCTTCGCTATATGGACGATATGACCTTATTTTCAAACAATAAAAAGCAATTACATAAAGCCCGGAAAGCAATTTCGGAATTTATAAAGCCTATGGGCTTAACCTTAAAAGAAAATTGGCAAGTATTCCGCGTTGACAAACGGCCTATTGATTTTTTGGGATATAAATTCTACCGATACAAAACTACACTTCGCCGAAAGAATTGTTTAAGAATTCGGCGCAGAGTAAAGCGGGCAAGTAAAAAGGAAAGACCGTCTTTATCCGACGCGCGGGCTATAATCAGTTATTTAGGTTGGATAAAGCACAGTAATTCATATTACTTTTACGGAAAATATATAAAACCGTATGTAAATATCAAAGAATTAAAGGAGGTTGTAAGCAATGAAAGCAGAAAGCACAATAAAACCGAAGCCGTACAGCGTTGAAAAATGCGGAGGGCTTGCCGAAGTCGTGTTGTATGAAAATATCGCGCAAATGACGCGCGAAAATGAAGCGGGCGAAGCTGAAAAATATTTTGCGTATGATGAATTCAGAATAACAATTCCATATCGCGAAAATTTAGCCGCCGAAATCAAGGCGAACCGTGCGGCGTGGCTCGAAACAGCAAAAGACATTGAAGAAAACGCCGCCGAAAAGCTGTCGCTTGAAGAACAGGTAAAAAAGCTTGCGGCGGAAAATGCGGCATTAAAAGCAGATAGCGAACTTATGGGCGCAGCCCTTGAAGAAGTTATTGCAGCAGTTGCGGGAGGTGAATAATTATGGCGGCTTTTTTGGCAAATCGAATTATACGCGGTAATACGACGTATGCGAAAGTCCCCGCTTCACTCAAAGAAGCGGTTGCAAAAATCCTTACCCAAAAGGGACACGAAAATTTAATTAAATCGGAGGAATAAACACTATGGAAAAGATTATAACAAAAATCAATACACTATGGGCGGCGGCCGTAACTCTTTTTGCGGCGACCTTCGGCGAATATTGGTTCTTATTCTTTGCTTTTTTTGTGCTGAATGTGGTTGACTACATAACAGGCATTGCAAAGGCTCGGTTTTCACATACCGAAAATTCAAACAAAGGCGTTAAAGGTATTGTAAAAAAGGTTGGGTATTGGGTTGTTATTGCTCTTGCCTTCTTTATTGCTATATCGTTTGAAAGTATGGGAAATAACATCGGCGTAAATCTTGCCTTTGTTGAAATGCTCGGTTGGTTCACCCTTGCGACATTTTTAATAAATGAAATTCGTTCCATTCTCGAAAACTTGGTGCTTGTCGGCGTGGACGTTCCGCAATTTTTAATTAAAGGGCTTGAAGTTGCGGCGGACGCGGTGAAATCAAAAACAGATAAGGAATAGAGGTAAAACAATGTTACAAATTCAACAGAAATTAACGCCGTACAATTATACGGCTATGAGCAATAAAAAGAATACCTTTATTGTTGTTCATTATACGGGCGCGACAGGAACAGCAAAAAATAATGTTGATTATTTCGCCCGTGAAAAGCTTTCCGCTTCCGCTTCTTACTTTGTGGATAGTAAAAGTATATGGCAATGCGTAGAGGATAAAAACAAAGCTTGGCATTGCGGCGGAGGGCTTCAAGGCAGCGACGGACATTCCTTTTACAAGGTATGCACAAATTCAAATAGTATAGGTATTGAAATGTGCTGTAAAAAAGACACCGCCGGAAATCTGTATATAGAACCTGAAACGGTTAATAACACGATTGACCTAATAAGATACCTTATGAATAAATACGGAATTCCGCTTGATAAGGTTATACGCCATTACGACGTAACGGGCAAGTTATGCCCCGCTATGTATGTAAACGAAACAGCGTGGCAGAACTTCAAAAATAAAATTAAGGAGGGAAACAGCGTGGCAGAATTCAAAGACACCAAAGGCCATTACGCCGAAGCACACATAAACGACCTTTTGAAAATGGGCGTTGTGAACGGCGACGGCAACGGCAACTTCCGCCCGAACGATAATATCAAACGCGGCGACGTTGCAATTATGGTTCGTAATGCAATACGATATATTACGGGCAAATAAAAATACAAGGCGGCGGAAATTCCGTCGCCTTTAATAATTCAATCAATCTTTTTACCACAGTAAGGGCAATAATGCTTTTCTTCTTCCTTTTCATCTGAAATATTTTCTATAAAGCCCGCCGAAATAATACCCGTAGGAACTGCAACAAGCCCAATTCCCAACATAGCAATTATCGCGCTTAATATCTTGCCCGCCCCGGTTATCGGGTAAATATCGCCGTAGCCGACCGTCGTAAATGTAGCAACAGCCCACCACAAACCCGAAAACGCATTTTTAAATACTTCGGGTTGCACAGGGTTTTCAATACTATACATAAGCACGGACGAAATAATCATTAACAGCCCGACGACAAAAACCGAAGAAATAAGTTGACTTGCTTTGCTTTTAAACACCTTTGCAATTATAGAAAGTGAATTTGTGTATCGGTTCACCTTAAATAATCTGAACAACCGTATTACCCGAATTGTTCTTAATACCCTTAAATCAATCGGGAATATAAACGGTAGGTAAAAAGGCAATATTGCCAATAAATCAATTACGGCCATAAAGGAAAAAATATATTTAATGCAAGCTTTCGGAGCGGATAAGCCCGGATATAGATAATTTGAAGTCCACAACCTTAATAAATATTCAATCGTGAATACTACCACGGAAAAGACTTCTAAAACATTAAATATATCCTTAATGTATTGCGGCAATTGGAATGTATCAGCAATTACCATAACAACATTTAATATAATCAAAGATATAATAAAAATGTCGATGTATCTTTCAATCTTGCTTTCTTGTTCGGTTGGGTCTAATAAATCAAATATGTATTTTTTAATGTGCTTCATTTTGTACCTTCCTTTAATTCTTGGCGAAAAGTACGGCATTATTAACAAGCATTTTTTGTTTATATGTCTTGCTTTCTGCAAAATATAGAATTCTTCTGTACTCCATTTTCAAACTTCCCGCATTATTATAAAATTTAATAAGCACTACATTTAATATTTTATGAACAAATTATAAATATATGTTTCATTTACATTAAAATGTTTTCGCTTCTTATCTTTAACACAATTATATACTAAAAATGTGTTAAAGTCAAGAATAGTGCTGAACTTTAACACATTGCATAAAGCAGAAAGAAGGAGTAAAATGAAAATTTATGATTTTAACGGCAAAAAGAATATATGCGGCAACCGAATACGCGAAGCACGCTTCAAGCGCAGATTAACACAAGCAGACCTTGCCGCGCAAATGCAAATCAACGGCGTAATTATAGAGCGGGACAGCATTTCAAGAATAGAAATCGGAACGCGCTTTGTTACCGACTACGAATTAAAGGTATTTTCAAAAGTGTTAAAAGTTGAATTGTCGTGGCTTCTTTCGGAGGAAGACGCGGAAGAACAATAAATCGGGCGTTGATAAATTCAAGCCCGAAATTTTTTGTATTTTTTTAAACTTTTTTCGCAAAAGGCATTGACATAGGTGTACGACTATGATATAATATATACATAAGGTAAGGAAAGGAGGAAACAAAAAATGCAGAACATAACAAAAGCCCTGCAAGACTTGGCAAAAGCAGTTGAAAGTAACAACACCGTTCAAAATGTTAAAGTTACAATAACACTTAAAAAGCCGACATCAAGCAAGGCTAAACCAAATAGCAAGTAAATGCTAAAAGGCAGAGAGGGCGGAAGCTTCCGCCCCTCATAAGCCCTATTATAGCATATTTATATAAAAAAGTCAATATGCCGGATAGGAGGTAAGCAGAAAATGAAAATCGAAAAAGGCAAACACATTTATACCATAACGGAAACGGCGAACACTTGGAACATTAAAACTGACATTTCAAAGCTTGGTGTTTCTTATAGCGTTCCGAAGGAAATTTGTAAAACAATAGACGATGTAAAAAAATATATTGCCGAAAATAATATATTTTAA